CTTAAGATATTATTTACCTGCTGTATTTCATGGAAAGGATCAAATAGTAGTCACTAATTCAGATAAGATATCATATCCCTATCGTAAGATAACTATGGCGTATTTACAGGAAAATGTGTTTAAGCGATCTGATGTGCGGTACTGTATAATAGAAGGTATCCCGTGGGAACCTAAAAAGATGTATACTTTAGCGCAAATGTGTCTCATAAAAATATCATCTTTTAATATGGTTTATGGAGGAGACAGGTTGGGCCCTTATACTGTTCATACAATGGATGGCATTTATGCAAGAGGCAAGTATGAAAAACTAGTAGCCAAATATACAGCAGATACCACTCAGGGGTCTTTTACGTTAGAGCAAAGTAAAGATATGGAGAGGGGTTTAAATCGTATGTACGATTATATGGGAACGCGAGATAAATTTGGTACTATAGCTTGGGATTGCGTTGAATCAGATATAATGAAAGTGCGAATACCTCAAAATAATGCTTCAGGGTTGCAGCCAGGTCGCAATATTAAAGTTGATGATGGTTTCGGAATTAGGTGTCAGGTATACCATGGAAAAAAAAGAGATGTTGAATATCCTATAAAAAAACATTTGGTAATGTGTATACGACGCTTTAAAACCCATATGGACATAGATAGGTTTATTGAGGACTTAGGAGAAATTGCGAATCTGTTTGTGCTGAAGCCGGAAGTCCTTAATGCTTATATATTAGATGCCTGGACAGAAGAGACACGCAATAGCATGTATGATAAATGTCGTGAGTTCTACATACCGTTTGCTCTCCAGTATTTGATCAACTATATCTTACATGAACCTCGCCATCGAGTTGAGCGAGGAAAGATGATTAAAATTGGTATGAAATGGCAATATGGAGGTGCTGCAAACTATGTTAAGCAGATGAAAATTGATGATCCAGAGTTCGTATCTTTTGGGGGTGATATTAAAGGATACGATACCCGAATTCTGAAGAATCTATTAGAAATGTATGTGTTCATGTCGCGAGTTTATACTAATGTTAAAGATATGAATGAATTTACTAAGCTCCTTTATACAGCTATGATACGATGGTCGGCTTCTAAGCTAGCAGTAAAATTGTGTCGTTTGACTGATATGGTTTGGGTGTGGATGTTTGGAAAAATGCCGTCAGGAGATAACGAAACATCCCACGGAGGATCTTGGATTATGGGATGGCTTTTTTGGTCCTTCGTAGAAGAGACGTTAAGAATGAACCCTAAGATTCGTGACGTCTTCGAATATTGGTTTCAGTCAGGAGGAGTAAATTTTGCGGTTTATGGAGATGATGATAATGGATCAGTGCCTAAAATATTATTTTCCCTGTTTAATGAACGTAGATTTAATGAATATCTCAACCGAGTTCATAGGATGACTATGAAGCCGGAGACTATGTGGCATGGCTACGGGCTATCATCCGTGGGTTTAAATAATGAGCTTATATACAGAGGAGTTGTATTTTTGAAGAGATATTTTATTAGGCGTCCAACACAAGTATATTCGTGGGAAGCTCCTTTTCCCCCAGGAACTGCGGAATTTCTACCCTATCGGCCTATAACAGATTACTATCCAAAGGCTAATTACGGCTTGAAACGTTTTGACTTTGCTGACGTCGCAGCTAGTGTTTTAGGTATGGCGTATGATAGTATGGGCGTTTGTGCTCATACTTATAATTATTTACGAATGATTTACCATATGTGTTATGAGGCAATGCAATCAGATGACAAATTTCATGAAAAAGTAAAAGAACGGGTTTTCGATTCATCTAATGATGTTTGTAAGAAGATGCTTTACCGTTTTGGAATGAATAAGGATGAAATAACAGGTCTTTTACCTGAGTTGCGTGATTTGCGTAAGCTTCATTATATTGATAGTTCAAAAAACGATTTTACTCAAGGAGGATATCATTGGTCCTTATACGCTGCGGAGAGATAGTTTTATCTCATTTTTACCAATTGTGATTGGTTTTTTTTTTTTTTTT